TAAAAGGGTACAAACCAATAACAGTGGATATCCACCATATGATCTAATCAAAATTGATGAAGATACATATGAGGTAGACATTGCCCTTGCTGGCTTTTCCAAGGATGATATTGAGGTAACCGTAGATAACGGCTCTCTTGTCATTAAAGGTGAAAAGAAAGATAACACAGATGGTTCTCAAACCGTCTATAAGGGGATTAGTTCTCGTAAATTTACCCGCATTTTTGCGTTGGGTGAATATATGGAAGTAACTAATGCTGAATTGGTTGATGGATTATTGTCTGTTAAGATTGAAAGAATCGTACCAGAAGATAAAAAACCTAAACAAATTCAGGTAAAATAGACTCATAGTTAAGTATTAACTAGAGGGACCTGAGCATGTCTGTAAACTGCTCTTTACTTTTTGACTACTGATTGGTATACTATATACATGGTTCCAAACGACGTACTGTATCCTTTTGAAGAATTTGTAATGAATAAAAATAAAACCCTTAAAGGTTTTATATATGATTATTTTGCTAGAGAATGGTATTATCAGTGCCCTTCATGTTTTTTAGATATTTATGGCCCTAGCAAAAAGGGTATTAAAAAATCAACAAAGTATCATTATAAAGAAGTTTGTGGTGGTGGTTGGTAATGGCTAAACAATGTGGTACATGTACAAAATGTTGTGATGGCACAACTGTTGGTGGTTTAATTTATGGACATGGATTTGGAAACAAAAAGCCTTGTTATTTTTTAGATATATCAAATAAAAATTGTAGCATCTATGCTGATAGGCCAGAACACCCATGCAAATCATATCAATGCATGTGGCTTAAATATGAAGATGTTCCTTTATGGATGAAACCAGAAAATTCTAACGTTACGGTTACTGCAGAAGATTATAATGGCAACAAGTTTTTAATACTAAATGCTCAGACCAATGACTATTCAGCAAAAGTTTTGTCTTATGTAATCAATTATGCAGAAAAAAACAACATGAATTTAATATATGATCTTACATATGGAGGGCCTTGGACATTAAAGGGAAATAAAGAACAGTTAGCAGATTATATTTTTAATTCAAAGTCTTTTGAACATATGCCATTAAACTTTACTCATCAACAAGAAATTATATAGTATTATCAAAGTCTTCAAACTTAGTCCAAAGACTGCACGAATACCTTGTGTTTCCGCTAGTTTTTGTAACTCCATGTAAATAATGTGTGTTGCCAGGAAAAGATACAAGCATCCCTGGTTTTGGTTTTATTTGAAATTTGAAGTCTGGAAAAAATAATTCTCCACCTTCATAATCATCATTTAAATATAAAATGTTTGCTAAGTGACCACTCCAAAAATAAGGAAAATATTTTTCTTGAGTTTCATAATTGTTTTCTTCATAAAACTCTTGAACCCATCCTATTACATCAGTATGTGGGTCTAAATACGAACCTGATGGATGAAAAGCATAATGAAGATCTATGTCTGTTATTACATTCATTTCATAAAAACCAGTAGATCGTTCTGCTATTAATGGAGTTATATAAGAGGCAAAATACTTTAGCATTTTATTATCTATTTGTCTATATGACAAACCCTTTCCATGAGTATGATGAGAATCATATTCTGGCTCATGCTTTTTTAATTCATTAAGTATGACTTCAACTTCGTCTTGTGGCAAAAAATCTTCAACAATCTGAATATTTTTTATATCAATTCCTATTTTAGTGGTAATGTTATCTATTTTTTTTAGTTTTGGTCTAAAATAATTATCTTCTATTTCATGCATATTTAAATTTCCTTATCGTGATTAACTATATACCTTGTAAACTTTTCTTTAATTGTTCCATCTTTTCTGACACGAACAATCCATCCATCCTTTATTTGAAATGGGTTGTGAGCATATTTTTTAAGTCTGTTTTTTCTTAATCTATTATTAGACACTGTACTAAATAATTCTACTAGACTTGGTATAATCTTTTCCAAAATCAGCAAATAGTGCTTTATCTTTTTCAGCATTAACAATTCTTCTTGACCATGCAAAACCAGCATCGCCACCCCATGCTAACCACATAATATAACCGTTAGAAGGATTTGCTTGATTGCCCCAGTCTTTACCTTTTTTGTCTACTTCGTGACGAGAAAAATAAGAATACATTCTTTTAACTGTACTCAATGATAAAGATTCTCCTCTTGCTAATTGTCCTGCACGAGTCCAACCAACTGAAGTTCCTGCACCTTTTGCTTTACCTTGTTCTTTAAATCTAATTGCTTTGCGTGCTGCTGATCTTGCACCTGCAGGTGGTGAATATCCTTCTGCTTTTGCTAATTCATCTGTTTCATAAACAACTGTGTCATCATCTTCCCAAAGATCGTCTGCTTTTGCTGCAGGTACACAATTAGGAACTGGTTTACCATTAGCACCTGGTTTCATTCCACGTTGTACATATCCATCCCAACATGGTGCTTGTTTATTTACATCTTCTTCATCATCTTCTTCATCATCATTTGAAGAATTATTAGGCATTGACTTATCCATCTCATCATCTGATACTAAATTAGGCAATAGCATTACATCTGCTGCTTTTGCACCTACAAAGTATTCTGTTTCTTCTAGTTCGCCTTCTTCCATTTCAAATAATTGAATTAAGATAGCAGGATCTTCTGAACTTGCTTCAATAGCGTATTCTGATCCTGGAACACCAAGCATTCCTTCATTCATAACATGAACAACACGACCTACGTACATCTCTTCTTCGTGTGGAGCCATAACCATGTCTCCCTCTTTAACCATTGCTTTACCTATATTACCTTCAGAACGATTAATAGCATATATCTGTGCTGCTGCTTCTTTTCTTGTTTTATGACATCCCATTACGGTACCGTCGTCTTTTAAGGCAGGGTAGCCAGAGCACCCATAAGAACCTTTAGATCCAATTTTGTAAGGCATGCAACTATTATACCACCTTTGAAATGATATAATAAACCTATGATCTATGATAAATATGTAGAACAATTTGATAAAATAGGATATTCTGAAGATAGGATAGTTACAATCCCCAGGTTTATAAATAACAAAGACCTTAAGATAGTCAATATTTGGATGGGTCAATCAAAGATTACTGGAGGCATTGATAGAAAAGATATAGACAACCAAGCAGTTGTCAATATACTAACTAATGCTGAAAAACAGATCTATAGCGAAATAGTTAAAAATTATACAAACAAATATGGTGTTGATTTTGATAGTAATGTTCTTGTTCCAACTCATTTAATAAAATGGGATCTTGGCTATAACAACCCACTTCCAGTTCATGCTGACTGTGAGGGTCCAGATGGTTTGCCTGCAATGCACGATGGATATTATCAGTACAGTTTGGCTGCAATATGCTACTTAAATGATGATTATATTGGGGGAGAAATTTTTTTTCCACATGTCAATAAAAAGATTAAGCCTAAAGCAGGTGATTTAATTATGTTTCCAGGAAGATTTAGACATGGAGTTACTGGAGTAACAAGTGGAGAAAGGCACACAATGTTGTGCTGGTTTAGATTTAATATTGAGGATAATACAAAACTTGAAGATCTACCATATTCGCATACTGCTCTTGGAGTATTATTTAATGAAGAGACAGGTAGTTAATTAAAACTACCTGCCCCTAACTAAATTATTTCTTTTTCTTTGCTTTAGCAGACTTTGCTGCTTTTTCAATCTCCGCTACATCTGGAAGTCTTCCAAATGCTGTGTCGTTTGGATTGATTGCACGTAGTGCTACTGGAGCGATTGCTGCTAATAGAGCATATGCTAGATCTTTTGGATCTGTTACACCAGTCATGTACAATGCTAATGCAGCACCTAGGACGGAACGTCCGTATGATGCAAGAGCGGCCTTGATTTGTTCGTTATTCATTTTTATTTCTCCTTATTTTTTGAGCACTGAATATGCTCAAACCTATGAGTAATTTTTTTTGGACCAAAAGTTTTTCTTGTATCCATTTTCCATTACCTTTTTAATAC